CACGGTCGGCGGCGGAGGCGGCACAAACCGCCCACCTTCGCAGCATGCTATGCGGGGTCGACAAATGACCCACCCCAAGGAATCCGTTGAACTGCTGCCCTGCCCGTTCTGCGGCTGCACGACGATCAATCTTGTCGTGCAGGACGAGCGGACGCAATGGTATGAGTGCGACTGGTGCAAATCAGTTGGCCCGGTTGAACAACCTGACGCTGATCCTCCCGAGGAGTGGAACATCCGCGCCCCGCAGCCCGACCCCATCGGCGCGGAGTGGATGCGGCGGGAGGCGGCCAATGGTGGTCGTCCTGTCGCAAGTATGGAGCGGCAACTTTTGGGCGTATCAGCAGCAAACTGCGGCGCGACGATGATTGGAGCCCACGTCTACGTGTCGCAAGCCGCCATCCTCGCCATCCCCGGCCCCACGCCCGCGCAGTTGCTGGCCGATGCGCTGGCGCTGGAGGAGGTGCGGGCGGTGGTGGAGGATGCCTTTTTCGAAGGCTTTGCGGATGGCTATGACGGAGGTTGGATTGAAGGTGATCCATCGCATGCTTGGAAGGGCAGTAACACCTTAGCCAAGCTGAAAGGGACCAGCCGTGAGTGATGACGTGATGAAACCGATTATCCGACACCTTGAATGGGCGGGAAATTCCGACACAGAGCGATGCCGGGATTACATGATTAGTCCGTCATATGGACAGGGGCCGAAGCCGTGGATGCTGTCGCGCGGGTCAAAACTGCTTGGGTGGTACGATGAAAAGTGGCTGGCTAAAGTGGCCGCTCACGGCGACAACGAAGCCTATATCTACGCATCCATAGATTTCCCAGAGTACGTCCGCACCGCCCTCGACGCAGAGAAGACGCGGGCGGAGGCGGCGCGGGTGTACATCGCCAGTAAGGCCCTGCATGGGCCAAAGTGGGTGCAGCTTCGTGATGCAGGCCTACCGATCATTTCGACTTGGATTGATGAAAGCGGGGTAGGCGAAACCATAAACTGGCCCGGTCTGTGGTCACGCTGTATTTCTGAAGCATCAGACTGCACTCATCTGATTGCCTATCGCGAACTGGGTGAAATCCTAAAAGGCGCATGGGCGGAGGTCGGCGCTGCCCTTGCCCATGGCCGTAAAGTTATTCTCTGCGGCGACTTCACCGAGTTCAGCATAAAACACCATCCCAACGTCACAATATGGGCAAGCAGCGATATTCGCACCGCCCTTCGCGCCATCACGGAGGCCAGCCATGAGTGACGACATTAAGAAACCCGGTGACGCTCACCGCGCATTTTCGGAAGCAATCGTCAATCTGAAAGGGGATGCGTGATGGACGCAATTGAACCATCAAACTACGAGCAAGCCGGATGGTCTGATCTGACCTACGAATATGTGCAGGCCCTCTGCGCCGCCCTCGACGCAGAGGAGGCGCGGGCGGATGCGGCAGAGGCCGCGCTGAAGACGGCGCGGGAAGCGATTGCGGAGATTGAAGCGGTAGTCGGCTGTCTCGAAGGCAAGGACAAACTGGACCGCGAGTTGATCCGAAACATCACGGAGAGCCTCGCCCTGATCAAGGAGCCGCGCCCATGACCCCCGAAGAGATTGCCGCCAAGCTGACCCCGGCGCAGGTGCGGGCGCTGCGTCTATACGACATCGGACACCAAATGACTTATGAGGCGGACTGCCCACATGAGGATTGGCTTGGCCTCAAGTATTCCCATGAGTACGACGCGTTGATCCAACCCACCGAAGATTGCAAGTCCAGTATCACCCCCCTTGGCCGCGCCGTCTTGGCCGCGATGGACGCGAAGGAGCCGAAATGACCCATCCCCCCGAAGCAATCAAAGCCGTGGCGCGGGCGCTTGTCTACGATTTTGACAGTCTCCCAGATGCGGCAAAAAAGAGGGCACTCTTAGACGCCACCGCCCTCCTCGACCAGATCGCCCCGCTGCTGACTGCGCAAGCGGTGAAGGTCAAGCCGCTGGTTTGGGAGGAAAGCGTCAGAGGCCGATTTATCGGGACGCCGCCCAACGTCGGATTGGGTGATTTGGGGTTCTGGATTTTTCGGGAATCCGATGGTCGTTTCAAGCGTGCAAAAAGAAAAGGATGGGATTACTACATCACCCTCGAAGCCGCCAAAGCCGCCGCACAAGCCGACTACGAAGCCCGCATCCTTGCATCGGTGGAAGCCGTGCCAGTCGCACAGGCCGTCGAAGCCGAGCGCATCGCCTGCACGGAGGAACTGCGGCTGGCCGTTGCTGCGGCAAGGGCGGAGGAACGAGAACGGGCGGCGAAGGTGGCGGATAGCTTCCACGCCGAAGCGGTAGAGTGGGCAAAGACCGTTGGGTGGCTTGATAAGCTGATAGATGAAACGGATAGCTCCCGCATCGCCGCCGCCATCCGCAAGCAGGAGGGGGTGTGATCCACCTCCTCGCCATCCCCGCAATCCTCATCCCCCTCCTCATCATCCTCCTCGCCATCCGCGACATGAAAGGACCACCAGAATGACCCCCACCATCATCCTCGCAATCATCCTTGGGCTCATCGCCGCCGTCATGAAGGGAACAAAGAAATGACTCTCGCCCAGCGCCTCCGCGCCGCATCCCAAACGTTCCACCAGAACGATGGGTTCGAGGCCGACCTCCTCCTCCTCACCGCCAAGACCCTCGAGGAGGCCTCCGTCTTCCTCCTCATCGAACCCATCAACGAAGCGTCCTACATGGACCTCGTCAAACTTCTCTCAGAAGGTGCAAAATGACCCGCGTTAAAGTCCACACCCTCGGCGCCTACGCCGAACTTTACCTGCGCGATCTGCACCCGCGAAATCATCGCTGGGCCGTCCGCCTGGAACTGGCCAATCCCGCCGCTCTGCCGCGCCTGCGAGCAAGGCGGGGAATGGGCCACGGGCTACAGTTGGCGCTACCGTTACCGCCGCGAAACCAGCCCGGACAAGCGCATCCTCAGCCAAATCCGCGCCCTCTCCGATCAACTGCAACATGAGGCGACCCGCCATGTCCGAACGTGATTACGCCTCCACCCCGGTCTCCGATGCACTCGGACTGAAATCCCTGATCCGCGACCTGTCGGCGGACTTGTCCGACCTGCGGGCCGGGGCGATCACGGTCAATGACGCCCTCGCCCGGGCAGCGCTGGCCAAGCAAATCTGGAACGGGGTGCGGCTTTATATGGCTGTGGGCAAAGCGGTTGAGGGAGAGCCAGCCGCCGCACAGATTGAGGGGGGCCGATGAATACCGCATTCTTGCTCATGGCTCAGTTCGAAAAGGCCATCAGCGCGTCCTTCACCCGGGCCTGCAAGTTCCTGAAGATCGACGGCCTGACCTTCCACGATCTCCGCCATGAGGCAGCATCGAGGTTGTTTGAACAGGGGTGGCAGATTCCTCGCGTGGCCGAAGTGACGGGGCACCGATCATGGGCCAGCCTGCAGCGATACACGCACCTGCGGCAGACGGGCGACAAATTCGCCGGATGGAAGTGGCTGCCTTTGGTGACAGAGACGGGCGCTGATGTGGTGCCGATGGTGCGGCGCCAGAAATGAAAAAAAGCCCGCCCGGCAAGAACCGGACGGGCAATGTGCACGAAATGCACTTTGGTCAGATCACCAGCGCCAAAGCCAGCGCCGGTAGAACGGGCGGCGGCGCTTCATGCCGCCTTGCCGCCGGGGATCAGGATGGCTGCAACCCCGGCGCAGATCATACCGATGCCGGTGATGTAATCGCCCGAGGCGCAGAGTTTGACACCGCCGATGATCGACGCGATGCCAGCCGCAGAGGAGGCCTCGGTGAGGCGCTTGAGAATGTACATGATCCGTCCTTTGTCATTTTGGGGTTGGGTTTCTGACATTGGCCCTGCGCCTATGTCAGGCGACCGCTTCGAAGGTCAGTTCGTAGACCTTGCCAAGCTCGAATGCCGCGATGGCATCGGGATTGGTGACTGCCATTTCCAGCTTGCCTGAGGGCGTATACTTCGCCCAAGTCTTGTTGACTTCGCCGTCGCCGTACGACCCGAACACCGGGACAAACGTCAGGTTGGCGAAGCCGGTATTCGTGTTCGGCTGCGAATGCGTCAGGACATGCTTGATTTCCGTGCAGATGAAGCGCGCTTTGACATTCATGTGTCTTTTCCTTCTTGGCCCGTTGACCCTCGGGCGGGGGAAGCCTCTTTGCGAGGAATGGTTCAGGTCAGTTGGAAATGCGGCCCGTCGATGAAATCAGGGCCAGCATGGGCGCGCTTGTACCGCTCGATTGCCGCCCGCATATCAGCAGGGTCGCTGCCGTAGCGATCCATCGTCTCCAGCCAGTTGCAGCCCCACATCAGCCGCGCGGCCAGCCCCAGCGCCTTGGCGCTGCGCGACATGGCCGAGGCGACGGCGGGGTAGTATTCCCACGCGGCGTCGGTGACGACGAAACGCCCGCCCGCAAACGGCGTCAGGTCAACTGCATGGCCGAAGCCATCGGCCCAAGGCTGGTGGTGGGATTTGCTCTTGTAGCCGTCCTTTTGGGTGACGCCTTGCTTGTAGAGTTCGTGCTGCTCCTCCGCCGTGCGCACCGCTTTGGCCGCGACACCGAAATCAACGGCGCTGGTGACGATAGCCCCCTCGACAATGCGGATCAGATCGGGGTGGACACCCGCCAGATTGGCGCGGCTGCGGGCTGACAGGGAAAAGGTCATGGCTTGTCCGCCTTCCCGCGCAACTCGCTCTTTATCTCGCGCAATGTCTCCTGGATCGCCTCCAGCGTGGCCGCGATGCCTGCCAGCGTGGCAGCCCCGGTATTGCCCTGCGTTTCCAAATGCCCCACCCGTTTCTTCAGATCCGCCAATTCGATCTTGAATTGATCAAGCGACCACTGCGCCCGCCGCAGCCCCAACAGCCAGCCGCCGACGATCCCGCCCACGGCGAACACCACCGCCCAGTATTTCTGGATCATCTCATCCATCAGGCTACCCTTTCAGACACGTTGCCCCAGCGGCCCCGCGTCCCCATGTACGTCTCAGCCATCGCAGATCCTTTCTGTTTGCGAAGGTCAGTCCCGCCCCGGTGTTTGCGCGCCGGGGTGGGGCGATTAGATCAGGTGCCACAGCACCACGGCCCACACCGAAGCGCCTCCGATGATGCAGGGGATGAGCCAGTTCACGAGAACGCCGCCCGCGCCGTGACGGCAGCATAGTTGGCGTCTAGCACCGTCACAGGATCGCGGCCTGAGATTTGCAGGTCTTCGACATGGCCACGATATAACCGCATATTTGACGCGTTCAGGTGTGGCGCCAAAGTCAAGTCGCTGAAACTGCCGCAAATACCCCAGCGTGGTTGCTTGGCAGAGAAGTTGCCAGTATTGGCCGAACCGACGGCAAGTGTGCCATTTGTTGTGCCGCCCGGCGATTTTATTCTTGCACCTTGTCCCGCTGCATTGCGCCAGAATGCCACCTGCGCCACATTGCCGTAGTGCAGAGCGGGTGACAGGTTGATCTGGTCGGTAGTCGACCCGCCGTTCGTCTGGCGTCGGAACGTCAGATACGGTGTATTGTTTTGCGCAATGGTCAGCAGATCGGCCTCTGCAGTATATCCATTCGCTACGCTGGTAGCAGTAAACATAGCCATCAAAGCTGCGTTGGTATTCCAGTCGCCTGAGATCGGGAACTTGTACCAGCCCGATACCAAGAAATACTGCAAGCCAGAATAGATGCTGGACAGGCAACCGGACGGCCCGACCACCTCGCACGGATCAAGCGTCATGGCCGTAAAGTCAAACCCGCCGCCCGCATAAGTCACAGTCTGGCTGGCTGCGATATTCATGGAGCCATTGCCGACTTCCGCCGTATCCAACACGGTCTGGCTCGAGGATGGCGCAGCCAGTGTTGGCCATGAGTAACTAAACGCCAGATCGAAAGCGAATTTTACACCGCCCAAATCAGGGCCAGGAGAAGTGCCACCGTCCAAAAGCCCCATGTCACGCCGAAGTTTTCTCAACCCGGACGCCGTGGATGCAACGGTAGATTTAAGGACGAGAGCCATGTTGTTACCTCAATAGGCTACGATGGTGTCAAGGACGGCGGCTGCGATCACGCGGCCACCCGTGGCGGGTTCGGGATGGATACCGTCAACGTTAAAAAGCGGACGTCCCGAGGTGGAAGCATAGTCAGATGCGACAAGGCCGAAATCTCGCTGAAGGTCGATGAATGCCGTTCCCAGCAACGCCGCCACCTCTCGCCCTTGCGCGGCATAGGTGGCTATTGTCGGGGTCAATCCGCGCTGGTTTTCGGGCGGCATCATCACGCAAATATCCGGGAACGGCACAGCCGCCCGAAATCGCGTAATCATGGTTGTCAGGCTCGTATTCCACGCGGATGCAGATACGCCCGAGGTCTGGCTATTCGTGCCATCCATGATCCAGAACGCATCTGGCGCGAGGATAGCCCACCCGGCTTGTTGCTGCGCAGCCGTCCGAGCGGCCCACTGGCTGATCTGTGACCCAGTGCCGCCCAGCTTGTGAATACACGCGCCGGAAGCCGACGAGAGCGCGTCATCGCCGCAAAGCCAGACCGTGCCGGAAACTGTCTCAATGTCAGTTGTCGAAGCCCCCGCAGTCAGGGCAATATCAAAGAACTGCACTGCCCCAACCGTGCCTTGCACGTTCTGTGTCGTCCAAGAGCCAGCGTTCACGCGCCACCGCACGACACCATTGGAGGTGCCGATGAATACCACTCGCAGCGCTGTGTGGGTCGGGCTGGCCGGGACCGTGCGCGTGATCCTGTCGCCCGCCGTGGTTGAGACGACATGGCTCAGGTCAGGGCTGTCAGAGGCGTTATAGGTGCAGGTCCACAGGCCCACATAGGTCAGCCCGTATTTGGACGGTCGCACATTGCCATTGATTGAGGACGGCTGATTGCCGCCCGCCGCATAAGGCGTGGTCCCCGCCGTGGCAAAGCCGTAGCCCGTCCAGCCGCCGCCAGCGTCGCCATATTTGGCGGTCAAAAGATCGGCCACGATTCCGGTGTAGCGGGTCGCATTGTGCGTGTAGCTGTCGCCAATAAAAGCGATGTTGCATTGTGCGGCTTCACCGTAAGCCAGTTTCGTCAGCAGGTAATGCTCGGCCCGCATGGTCTCTTGCCCGAACCGAGGAGTGAGCGGTGTGCCATAGGCCGACAAAGCTTGTGAAATGCGCGTATCGAGGCTAGACCTTGACCCGCGCGCAGCTACGACTTCGGTCGATGCATCATTCGCTGCCAGAGGGATAAATCCAGTAATATTGTTGGCGCTGTCCGTAACATAAACCGTCGCCGTCGCCCCAAGCATGACATATTCAGAAGCCGTCAGATCACCCGACCGCAAAGCCGATAGCAAAATATCCCAAGTTGCATCCGCCGCAACCGTACCAAAAATCTGCCCCGTGCTATCGGTGAACCGCTGCAAGATTGCGGGATCAAGATAGCCGTCATTCTCGGCCAAAGCCTTGACGTAAGAGGTGCTCGCCTTGGCCGACAGGCCAGTCGCCCCTATCCACTTCCAACCCGCAGGCGATGCCGACCACGTAAAACGCCCTGCGTTGGCAACAGTGCCGCCGACCACGGGGTCAGTGTGCGTCCCGGTATCCGCGTCAAGAACCTCCGCGCCCTGCCCCGCCGCAGAGCCAGTGATCGCAGAAAGCGCGGTCCAGGTGGCAAGGGTAAATGCCGAGGACTGTGCATTGGCAGCGCTGGTTGCGGCTGCGGTAGCCGAGGAAGATGCAGAAGCGGCGCTAGATGTTGCGGCGGTTTGTGACGCTGCTGCGGCGGTTGAGGACGTGGCCGATGCCGTGGCGGATGCGGCAGATGCGGTTGCGCTGGTAGACGCTGCAATTGCCGACGCGCTGGCGCTGGCGAGAAAGCCCGCAGCAAAGACATCGGTGCGCACTTGTTTTGTGACACCACCTTGGGCAATCGGAATTGTGTCATCTGCGTTGACAGTCGCGGCGGTCGGCAAGTCAGTAATCGTGGTCATGCTAACCTCACGGAGCGGGTTGGAAGAATGCGCGGACGACTAGGTTGATGTTCGACGCCGCAGATGCGGTTTGAACGGCGGTGACGGTAGTCACATCGCCCGAGTTCATGGGCAGATAGGCAAGGCCGATGGACGTCATGCCGAGCCAGTTGGTTTGCTGCGTCACGATCCCCGCCAGCGTGGCCGACATCGTCAGGCCGTTGATCCGGTTGGACGTATCGCAAAGCCCGTGGACGTTGATGATGAGGAAGCCTTTTGTCGGCGCGGTAAAGCTGGCAGTCGTCGCCGTGACGGTGGTTGCCGCTGTGGCGGTCTGTTGGGCCGATATGGGCGCAATGCCCTTGACCTGCCCCTTGTTGACCGCCGACGTGTCCGCCGTTGCCGCTGGCACAGTTGCTTGACCGGTGACGGTCAGCGTTCCCGACACAGAACCATTGCCGCCGATGACCGCATTGCCCGTGGTCGTCAGGCTGGTGAAGGCGGCTTGAGCGGGGGTCGTCAGACCGAGGTTCGTTCCGTCGATGCCGCCCGTGATGGTCAGGCTGGTGAATTTGCCCGTCCCCGGCGTGGTCGCGCCGATGTTCGTTCCGTCAATCGTGCCGCCCGTGATCGTGACGGCGGTTCCGTCAAAGTTGTCGGCGAAACTGTCGCCGGTGAAGATGACCGCGCCAACCGAATTGGCGACGACCATCGAATAAGCGCCGGTGCCCCACATCGCCGCCGAGCCTGACGCGTCCAGGGTGACGGGGTTTGTGTTGGAAATCGTCAGCGCACGGTCTTTGTACGTCGCTTTCGGTGACGTTGTGCCTTGCGCATAGGTGTAGACAAGCCCACCTGTTAGGGGCCGTCCTATGCTGTCCAAAAACTGCGTTTTGGCAGGCGGAATGATGGCGCTCATTTAGCAGCCTTTCGGAGGGTGTGATGTGGAATAGATTGGACAAGGTGACGCGGTTTGCGCTGGTGATCGGGCTTGCCCTGTGGCCGATTTTCTCAGCCCTGTTCGGGGTCCACAGCCCCGCTTGGGGAAGTGGGTTCTATGTGGACGTGATCGTCGTTGGGTTCTTTTGGGCCCTGGCCGAGGGGCTGAAGGCGGTATTTATTCCGCGCCGTTTTTAGGCGGTTCCAGCAGGTAATTCCGCAGCTTCGCGGTCTTGTTGGACTTCACCGCGCCCTTGATGAAGGGCATGGCAAGCTCGGACATGCCCGCCGTCATGTGCGCTGCACCCGTCCTAAGCCCCGTCTCAACCGCACTCTTGGCGAATGACGCAAGGTTCTGCGCGGTGTTGGACCCACCCGGCATACCGCCCATCAGGCGGGTTGACCGTTGCAGGTCTTTGTCGATGTTCCACAGCGCCGTAAGCTGCTCGGGACTGAGTTTGGTTGCCGGAAGAATGCCGCCCGCTTTGCGCTGTTCGTAGATGCTGCGCATGAAATTCCGGAATTTCGCTGCCGACAATACGCCTTGGTTCATCAGGCTCGGCAATTTGCCTTGCAGATACTCCATCGCGTCAATCGGGGCCTTCTGCGCCGCGTATTGCTTCATCAGTTCGCCAAACCCCGGCGCTGCTGCCTCGATCTGCGCATCCAGCGATGCCTTGACTTCCATCAAAGCAGCGACAGCCTTGGCCGACATGGGGGCTTCCCGCAGGGCCTCCGGTGACGTGATGTCATTGATGTGCTGGCGCACCCCATAAAGCATTTCCGGGTCGGTTTCGAGTTCGCCCGTCTTGCGGTTTTTCAGGCTGGCCGAGACGCTTTCCATTGCCTTCTCAACCGCCGCCCGTTTGCCGTCCGGCCCATCAAGAATGCCGTTGATCGTTGCAACGACAGGGCTAGCATCGGCGGGCTTTTTATCGGCAAAGACCGTCTTCAAGCCCTTGTCAAACTCGTCACTAAGCATGGCCGTCTTGGCCTGCACCGTCTCAGGGCTTCCGGCCATGTCGCCGAAGTAATTCAGCCGCGCCTCGTTCTGGCCCGCCTGATGTTGTGTGACTTGATGCGCGTATTCCGGGTCTGACGACATCGCCGCACGGTGCTGGATCGCGTCCGCCGTGTTGGTGGAATACTCGCCTTTGAGCGGAACAGAGCCGGGGACATAAACCTCCCCGCTCGGGTCCATCGTCTTGCCGCCTTCGGACAGCCGCTTGAGGTTGTCGCCAGCCTCCGCCGCCGCCAGTTCTGCCGGGGACATGGTGGCGAGTTCCTGCGGTGTCGCCGCCGCGCTCAGGTTCTGCGGCATACCCGCTGGCCCCGGCGCGGGAAGCGCAGGGCGCGTCATGGCAGGCTCAATGCGCAGGGGTTCGGCCCGTGGCGGGATGGCAGGCTGGTCAGCCGCAACCGTCGCTCTAGGGACCGTCCCACGGGCTGCGGCAAGCATGTTCAATTCCGGGATGGGCGGGGCCGTTACCATAGCCGCCGCATCCGCACCCAGCCGCCCGCTCGGGTCGATCAAGTTCCCGGCCTCGTAAAGCCCACCTTGCACGCCACCCGTCAGAGCATTCAAGCCCCGGCCAGCCAAGGACAGCACCGGGCCGATAGTATGGTTTGCCACGGTATCCAGCGCCTTGGAATACCCCGGCGCATCCGGCGAGGATTGCCAATAGTTTGTGTCCAAGAGCGGGCCGCTGCCGAATCCCTCGGTCACGCCCGTCATGGCCCCATCGCCGATCTTGCCCGCAGCTCCACCAATGGCGGCTGCCAATTTGTCTACCGGATCAACCTTCTTCGGCTTTGCCGTTGGGGCTTGGGATGCCAACCAATCCAGATTGACGTCGGGTGCGGCTTTGGTGTCCGGCGCGGCCTTTTCGGTCGGGACCATCGTCTGCAACCAATCCAAATTTGCGTCAGGCGAGGTCGGGTCTGCCGGGGGCTTTTCTGCTTTGGGCGGTTCGGCGTAGAGTTGCGGCGCACCCGGCGCGGTCATGGCGGCATAAATGCGCTGCGCATTGGCCACCCGTGCGCCGTTGTTGGCCTCATCCGCGCCGGGGCGTTCATAGGCTTGGGATGCGATGACAGCGGCCTCTCCGGGGTCTTTGGCGTTCCAAAGCTTTGTCCAAGCGCCGCCTTCGCCCTTGTTGGCCTCAATCATGGTGTAATCGAGTTGGGTCGTCAGGTCGCCGGGGTCTTTGCCCTGCGATTTCGCATAGGCCAGGTATCCCGCTTTCCGGTCGCCTAAGAACTGCGCAACGCCATAGGCCCCGCTGGACGGGTTCACAGCGCCGGGGTCGATGTCCCCCGTCTTGCGGTTGGTACTCTCTTGCATGAGGCTTCCAACCATGCCAGCCGCGACCTGCGGCGGCACACCGGCCTTGACGTAGTATTGGAACGCGTAAGCCGCGTTCGTCGGAACGTCACTGTTGGCCATTCATCTGCCCCTTGAGGATGCCGATTTGCGCGCTGACCTTGGCCCGTTCGCCTGCCGGTAGGCTCTTGATGTAATCCAACATGCGGTTGAAGCCCTTGACGTCGCCCGTCTCGCGCATGGCCAGCATGGCGTAAAGCATCGGTCCGGGGTGCGTGTCGGCATACTGCGACTTGAACGCGGCATAGTTGTTCGTCGGATCGCCGCCCGCCTGTTGCCAAGCCAGCGCGTCCTTGGCGAATTGCACGTCAAACTGCGCCTTGCCGAGAACCATTGCCGTCGTGGAGCGGATAGCGTCCTCGGTCATGTCGCCGTTGGGGGTCATGCCCATTGCAGCGGCGCGGGCTGCGTCCGATGCCCCCGAGCCTGGGAGATAGGACGCCGCCTGCTGCGACAGCTTGTGCATGATGTCCGAGCCGGTCGCGCCAATGTCAATCGGTACACCAACCGCCGCCGCCAGTTTCTCCGCCCAGACCTTCGTATCTTGAGCGCCGCCCGTGTAAGCATCGTCAATCGTCCCGGCCAACTCGTGCAGGTTGTCGATGCGCGTTTGCATCTGCGGGCCAGTTCCGGCGTTGACGTCGGCTTGGAAGTTGGTTGCGTTGTCGGCCTGATAGACGGGCCGCTGCGGGTCTTGAACCATCGGCGTTCCGCCCGTCCCCGGCGCTGGCTGCTGCGTCGGCTGCGCTCCGGTTAGCGGGTTAGCGGCGACAACGGGCTTTTTCCCGGTCAGCATGTTCGGCTTGCCAAGAGCCGCCATCGTCTGCGCGGCCACATCCTGCCCCGTGGGCGGCAGTGGCGTTGCGGCGATGGGGTCAGGCGCAGGAACGCCTTGCACGGGCTGTTGGGGCGGCTGCGATGCAGGCTGTGCGCCTGCCTCCGTTACTTGCGGGGCGGCGTTGACGCCAAGGGCGGCAAGCTGCTGCGCCTTGGTGCCCATGACGATCTGCCCGGTCTTGGGGTCTTGCCACGACACGATGGCGGTGGCGTCCGTGACCGACTGCCCCTCGTTGATCTGCGTCGGGGTCTGGTTCCCGCCCGCCGCATACGGGTTGTCCTGCCGATAGACAGCGCCAGCGCCTGTGTCAAAGCTTTGCATGTGCGGCGTAATGGCCGCGAGGTTATTCCCCACCCCGGCCAAGTTCGACCGGAGCCAAGCGCCCGCCGCCTTGGGGTCATTCGGCACGCTGGTCAGGGCCGTCGCGCCCTCGGTCGGGCTGATGATCCCGTTTTTGACCATATCCGTGATGCCGTTCTTGACGGCTTGCGGGTCGGCGGTGCCGTCCGCGTTCAGCGAGGCCATCCCGGCGCGAAACATGGCGCTGAGACGGGTATAGTGCTGTTCCAGCCCCATCCCGGTATTTTGCAGCAACTGGCCATTCAACGCCGCCGCCTTGCCCGCCAAATCAAGCGGGCTAGCCATTGGCGTAATCGAGAGCGCCGGGTATGCAGGAAAATCGCCCATTTATGCCCTCAGAATTTGAAGTTGATGCCAGACCCGGCCAGATTGCCCGCGCCGTTTTGCGCCAGCATCTGATTGACAAGGTTGTTCTGGTAGAGATTGCCAAGCCCGTTGGAGATGGCATTGCTTGCCCCGACGATGCCAGACGCCGCCGCCGTGGCCCCGTTCATCTGCGTTTGCCCCGCCGCATTGGCTTGGCCCGTGATCAAGTTGCCTTGCCCCGCCGCTGCGTTCTGGCCAGCGCCAACCATGCCAGTCAGCAGATTGCCGATCTGTTGCTGGTTCTGCTGATAGATGCCCGCGTTGGTCGCGTAGGTATTGTTGGCCAGCCCGGTTGCGTAAGACGCCGCCCCCTTGAGCGCTGCTCCCGAGATCCCCAAACCCTTTGCCGCAGCCGCGTTAGCCGTCGATTTCAGGCCCTGATCCAGCGTGAATTGATACCCCGGCGTGGCTTGCAACTGCTCCATCGTGGGGGCGTAGGGCGTCGTCAAATAGGGCAAGTTGGAATTGAGATAGCCCATCCCAACCTTGCCTTCATCCACGAAGGGCTGCAACTTGGTTGCCGCATCTTGCCCCGCCGCAAGCTGGTTCTTCGCCACGCTCTTGGCCGCGCTGGATTGCGTATGAGCCGCCGACATGGCCCCCGCCGCGCCGACAACCGATGACCCGATGATTGCACTGATAGCCATGACGTCACCCGATCATTTTGGAATAGACAACTTCGTGCTTGGTATAGCCAAGCCGCTCAAAGATCGGCCCGACATCCAACCAAGGCTTCGTCGCGCCGAAGAACTTCTTGACCCCCCGCGCTTTCAAGCTCTTTTCCATCTCGGTGAACAACCGCACCCCGGCCATGCCCTTGCGGTGTTCAGGCGCGATGAAGAAAATGTCGGTGAATGCAAACAACGTCGTAACGTAGTGCAGGTGCGACCGAACGACGGCGCAGTAATAACCGATCATTTCGCCGTCTTTGCGTGCAACCAAGATGTGCAGCACGCCAGACGCCGCCAGCGCGTCATAGGACGCGTAGTCAATGGCAAGCGGTATCTCCGCCTTATCGGCGGCAACCTCTTCCCAATGGCGCTGCAAGAGCGGCAGGGCTTCATCCTTGACGTCGTGCCAGTCTTCAATCTGATAGGTGATCATCCGACGCTCCATTGTGTGCCATCGTGATAAACCGGGACCGGAACAGCGCCCCCGCCGACAACTGCCGCGCCAAATACCGGGGCCAGCGCATCCGTCACGAATGACCGCGCCCCCGCAGTCGCCGCAGGAAGGGCCGCAACCGTCGTCGGTGCCGTGACGACCGGGGCGCTGAACGTCTTCGCCCCCGTGATCGTCTGCGGCCCTGCAAGCGTGACCGACAGCGCCGCCGAAGCTGCTATGAGCGTGTTGGCCTGTTGCAGCGAGGTTGCGTCAGTTGACGCCGCAGCATCGGCCACGCCAAAGGTCTGCGCCGTGTTGCCCGCCAGCGCCGCATAGGCCCCGATGGGCTGATAGAGCGCCGATGCTTGGGCCAGCGGAACAACGTCATAGGGGCCGCTGGCCTGCGCCGCCTCGAACCGCTGCGCTTTGTTGCCGTTGATGGATGCGAAGGCCGAACCAATCGCCCCGCCGCCACGATCCCACAGCGTTTGAAAGAAAGCCCGCCAAACAGGCGTTACGGAGCCGTCTGGCCCGGTCATTTTGCTGTTGAGGCTTGGGAAAGGTTGCCCGGTCATTCTTCCGCCCGATGCACGTCAACATAAGCGCCGTTCAGGGCCGTCTTGACCGGAGCCGACCAGCGCAATTCAAACACGCGCCGCCGTCCAAGGCCGAGGCGGGTCCATTGCGGGTTAGTTTCGTATTCCCCCGCATATCCGAGCGTCTGATAGACGATGTCAGACCAGTCCTGGCCCCCGGTATCGCTCCACCGCAGGCCAATCGGGATGCCGAATTGAGCAGCATTCACCGCGTCTTGGTTGGTGATCGGCCAATACTTGGCATATTTCCCCGTTTCTTCCGGGTTCAGCACAATATCGGACAGGCCATAATCGCCAACCGCCGAAATCGTGTCATTTCCCTCAGTCGTCAGGATTTCCACGCCGTTCGCATCAACGTAAACCGGGTTGCCGCTGCCATCTAGCGAGTGCTGCTCGATAACCGGCCCCGCGTCGGTCGATCCTGCTGGCTCCATGTCGGCCACAAAGCAGTAATAGGCCACGCGTTTCAGTTCGTTTTGCAGCGTCGGAAAGCCCCGGATGCGTTCAATCGGTGCGCCGTCGTCGGTGTAGACGTCCGGGTCAAGCGCGTAGACCTTGCCGTTCTGCCAGTCGCCGACGATGTTCAGCCCGTTGAAGGCGGCGGCGCAATTTGCCCTGATCCGGTCTTCAACGCCGTTGATCAGGTACATCCGCTCGTGCCAGAGGTCGGTTTGCGTGTCATATGCCCACGTCTTGCCCGCGCTGGGGAACGTCAGAACGTAGAATTGATGGCCTTGCTGTTGATAGATGAAGCCAATCGCGTCATCCACCCGCGCATATTTGGCAATATCGGCTTCGATTGCATGGCTTGAGATACGATCAACAACGTAGCCTTCGCCCTTCAAGACGACACGTTCGCCTTGGGCGTTCTGGCTCAACCAATATATTTGCAGGTTCTGGACCGCGATGCTGTCCTTGGCCATGCAGCCGTGTTGAATGAACGCGCCGGGAACCTTGGCAAACGGAAAAGCCGCGTCCCCGCTCACATACCAGACTTCGGTCGTTTTCTCGCCGACAAGCCAGACTTCGTCGTGCATGACAACGGGGGCAACAAGACGATCCGGCTTTGCAGTCTTGGCGGCGAAGTAGAGCGGGTCAAATGGGGAAACCGCGCTGGACGTGGAACAATAGAACTGCGACGTCCCCGGCTTGTTGAACACCAGATATGTGTCGATGAAGTCCACACGGTCCGCGCCATAGAACGCGTCGTCAAAAATCTGTGAAAACGCGTGCGTGACCAGATCGACGGTGTAGCCATTCACCGAGCCGTCAACGATGACCAGCGACAGCCCATTGTCGGCCATGCTGACAGGCGTTGTGGCGTATCCGATGTTGCCAAGCTTGGCCGCGGTGTAGTTGGCCGCGACAAGGTAGACCGCGCCGCCGCTCACGCAGTAAAGTTCATTCGTGCTGGCGACGAATAGCCCCCGGATTGGCCCGGTGCCGATGGTGCCAAGCGCCCGCAGCCCCGGCGTCGGATAATGCGTGATGACCGTGTTGGTCATCTGCTGCGGGTAAAACAGCGTCTTGTTCAGTTGGTTGACTTCGGGGAACAGGTTGACGCACCGCTGCGCCGAGGCAAGCACGGAACGCGCCTCATAGGCCCCATCGACAAGCGCTATCTGCGTCATGTGCGGCTGTCCGAATAGGGGTTGTACCAGCCGCCATTGCCGCCGGGCACAGTCGCGCCCATGCGCAGGGTCGGCACTTGCGCGTTGGCATTGCGGAGGATTGACTTGCCCTTGGTCAGCAGGGCTTCAAGCTTCGGATCGGGCGGCAGCGTGTATTCGGTGCGCAACAGCGATGCCAACTCATACCGCAGCGGGGCGATATACTCTGGCGGCATATCCAGCACTTGCGTCATGTCGCTAATCTGCGGCAGTGGCGTTTTCGTGGTCACGAATAAGTTGATGGTTCCGCTTGCCGGAACAGGCCAGAAATACACTTCGCCGACGGGATAGGCGTTGTCGTAGAACACGGAGTTCGGCACGGAACCGATGTTCTTGGTGGCGATCCGGTTGTAATCTTCGCGGGCGTTGATCAGGACCAAGGGGCGGTCAACCGTCGTCACGCCGGTATTGTTGAACCGCATGAACGCGGCCTCGATCCGATCCGGGCGGACCATATTGAAATCACCACCCGGCCCGATGGAATAGGACAGAGCGCCATTGGCGGTGATGCTGTGGGTTTCAAGCCCATAGACAAGCCAGCGTTGGACCTGCCACTGCGCGAGGATGTCCGAAAGCGCGTCCATCGTCGTCTGCGCATCATCCGAAGACATACGCTGGCCGATGCCGATGATGCCTGACATGCGCAGGGACCGCGTGACGATGTCGCCGACAAGGTAGGCCATGAAGCACCCCGCAAAAAGGGATGGGGCGACCGAAGCCGCCCCAAAGCCGTGTTAGATGATGTCCGCGACCACGCAGGCCCATTCCGGGCGAAGCTGGGCGTAGCCATACAGGATGTCGATGCGGGTGATGGCCCGGTCGTTGTTGACATCGTAGGATTGCAGGAAGCGCAGCGAGACGCCGCCGAAGTTCTCACGGGCCGAGGCGATGACGCCAGAGCCGTAAAGCGGCAGGTCGGCAGTTGCCAGGGTGAACGCCTGCGGGTGGAACACCAAGTTCCGGCGATAGGCAAGGCCCGTGGAAAGCGCAGCCTTCACCGCAGCGCTGTTGGCGGGCGATGCAGTGCAGGTGGCCCCCGGCACAGTGTTCAGGCCGTTGACGAAGACAGCGGGGATGAGCGCCGGGTAGATGTTGATCGTCGTGCCGTTCGAATAGGTCGAAGTCACCACGAATTGCGCAAGCTGGCCGGTAGATTGGCCGGTGATGCGGTTGACACCGTTGACACCCGCGAAGGTGATGATGTCGCCGACGTTCAGCGCCACCGCAGTACCCGCCGTCAGGGTGATGGTGGAACCGGTTTGGTTCGCGCCATTGACGGTCGGCATGGTGGTATAGGTGCCGAAGTTGGTGACTTGCACGGTCTGGTCCGACATCCAGTTGGCGATGCCGAGAGCAGGGCCGCGAATTTCGCCGCTGTCATAGTTGGCCGAGATGCGCCCGGTCGGGTTGAACAAGCCTTGCAGCGAGTTCATGGCACGCACGTCGGTGTCATAGTCCATGATGGCGCAGAGGTCAGACGGCGGAGCGGAGTTGCGAAGAATACGTGCACGCGCCGAGTTGAAGGTCTGGCTGGTCGGGCTGATCAGGGTGCCGGTGCCATCCAGAGCCACGCCGTTGCCGACAAGGTTCGGGGTGTTCAGGGCAACCGACATGATGTCGTTAGCGACAGTCGCGGCCAGCGTGTTCATGGCGGGCTTGAGGATCAGTTCCCCAAACTCCATCAACGACAGCGACATTTCCTTCGACGTGAAGGCAATATCAACATGGCGTTGCTTGCTGACAGTCAGCGGGGTCGTGGTCTGGGTGTTGTCCTGCACCGAGAGCGTCGGGCCGTCAGACACAACGTAGTTGGACGGCAGGCGAACGTTGAGGGTGCTGCCGATCTTCGCGCCGGTGACAGCAAATTCATCGCTGTACTGCTTGTTGATCTGACCCAAGAACGCGTTGGAGTTCAGGAAGTAAGGCACTGCGGCCTTGGTCACCATTGACGGTGTAAGAAGGGTGTTTGCCATGACAGGCTCTCCTTGGAGGGCGGGTGCCTAAGCCGCTGGGGAATACGACAGCGGGCGCTATCGCCGGTTGTGCTTTTGCCGCTGCTCGTTGAACCACTTGACGTATTCCGCCATTGGCATGTCGTCGGGGTTCTTCGAGGTTGGCGTGGCCTTGCCGCCGATGCTTTCGGGCGGCGCAGGGGCTTTGGAGATTGGCTTGACGTTTGGCTTGGCGAGTTCACCGGAAAGGCTTGCCAGCTTCACAGCCATTTTGCCGGGTTTCATCTTGAGGATGCTTTGCGCCTCCTCCAAGTTCCCGGCCAAGTGCTGGAGGATTGCCGCGCCGTTGGGCAGATCGTTCACCGCATCAAGGAAGTCGTTGTTTTGACCCATGCCGATGTTTTGTAGGGTTTCAACGCTGTCCGCGAAGTCGGGGAACTCACTGACACCCTTTGCAAAGGTGGCGTTGCATTCTTCCGCGAATTTCTCTTGCGCTCGCAGTTCTGCGGCGGTCTGTTTGACCTGATCGTCAAAGGTCGGTGCGCTTGCGGTTTGGGGTGCGGCTTTGAGCCGGGCAAGTTCGCGCCGCGCTTCTTCGCGCTCGTAGGTCAAGCGGGCGATGCGCTTTTGCGCCTCACGCCCGAGGCGTTCTTTCTCTTGTGCAGCCGTGTCAACAGCCGGGGCAATCGTCTCTTCTTGGGGTGCAGCCTCAGCCTCTACGGCCTCAACCGGGAGTTCTTCGTCGGACATGTGCAGGTGTTCCCTGATGTGTGGCAAGCGGCCACTGCGCAGCGCGGACTAACCGCGAATAGGGTGGTTCAGGCCGTTAAGCCTGAACGACGATGGTGTAGGTCGATGCAACCGGGGTCAGCGAACCAGCCGTCGGGTTGGTGAAGGTCAAGGCCAGCGTGTCCGTGGCGGAAACGCGTGCGCCGGTCAGGCCGATACCAGCGGTCTGCGCGACGGCAGGACGCACCGAAAGCACGGCCATCGACGTGGTCAGGCCGGTGACGGTGAAGGTCTGTTCTGCCGAGGTGATCGTGGCAACAGCAACAGGCGTGAGCGCCTGACTGGTGCTGAGAACCGCGTTAACGGGCGAAAAGGTAGCCATTTTTTACTCCTGGGGTTGGGCCGTTTCCGGCTGTTCTTGCTGCTCGGGCTGGATGCCGTGCCGCTCCTGTAGTTCCGCAACGCTGTTGCCCATCGCTTCCAGCACCATTTGCCGCACGATTGGCTTCAACGCGTCGGGGTCGATGCTCTTGATGGCCTGCATCCGGTCCGTCTCGGCCCGGTATTCCTCAAGTTCATGCTTGGACTGCGCCTCGCTCTGCTTGGCGACCAATTCACCCATCAGCTTCTGAATGACCTGCTGCTGCTGCGTCAACTGCGCCTGCATGGCCTGCGTCTCGGCAGACGGCCCGCCCAAAGCTTGCGACGGAACCATGTTCTTGAGCCGCTCGGCCAATTCATCTGCCATCGGGAAGTCTGCGGCCTTCATCAGCAAATCACCGGCAATCGGCAGGATACCCTTGTCCGCGCCGATCAGTTGCATGATGGCGTTGAACGCCTCTTGCCGCTTGGTTCCGAAGCTAGGCCCGACATCAGCCGTCACCGCATAACGGCCAATGGACGGGTTGAAGATGATGGCGACGTCTTCGCCATCTTGGTCTTGGCTCATCGCCTCGGGATGGTCAGGGTCGATCTGAACCGATTTCTGCGACCCGTCCTCTTCCATGATTTCGATAATCCGCGCCGTGTCATACACGTTCGGGATCATGTCGATCAGGATGCGCCCGGTGTACCGGATGGCAGATGCCAGCGAATCCACGAAGTGATAGGTCGCTTGGTCGCCGCGCCGCTGGCGTGCCGTGATGGCAATGCCGGATTCGGCGTTGCTCTGCTGGCCCATCGCCTCCTCATGCTGCCCGGTGACAAGCTGCATGTCTTCGGCGGCGATCTTGAGGCCCGCCATATGCGCCTCTGCCATCTGCGGCGGGACTTGGCGCTGCGGCGGCGGCAGGGGGCGGTCTTCGTCGTCGTAGCCGTTGTAGGGCAACCACGCCAGCGCAGACGTGTTGGCTTGGTTCCAGTAGGTTTCCAGCCCGTCAAAGCTGGCCATCGCGCCAATGAACGGCGATTTCGGTTGCAGCGCGACCATTTCGACATTGGCCGACGCCCAATAGTTGTACATGCGCTGCGGGTCTTTCAGCGCCCGCACATGCCCCCGGCGGTCATAGACGCCGTCGATGAATGTCTCTTCTCCGATGACTCGCACGATCGGGATGTACTGCGACGGCCAATCACCTTTGGCGACAACGCAGCCCCCGGCAATCTTGAACCACTCCACCGCGTGACGCTTGACCTTGCGTGTCTTGACGCCCGGTTCAGCCATCAGCCCCTCGATGATGGCATCCGCGCCCTTGAGTTGCGATTTGAGGACGGTCGTTCCGTCCGCCTTGCTGATGAGCGTGTCGGGTTTCGGATTGCGCCGGTAGTACATTACTACGCGAATATGCGTGTCGGATTTCAGGCCCTGGGTCAGTTCCAAGAGCGGGTCCGACGTCACGTCCTTGTGCTGCGAGTAGTCCTTTTCGAACTGCCAGCGCGGCACATCCTCGTAAAGCAGGCCCCACTTGGCATCTGATCCATCCGCCTCGATGATGTCCGGATCAAGATAGACCGACAGTGGGTCATTGACTGGCTTGAGATAGATTTCCTGATCAAAGGTGCTGTCGTCGATGTAGTCCGTCGTCACGCGCCAATAGCCGATGCCGGTGTAGACATTCCACCACACCGCGTTGTCATAGACGTCCTGCGCGTTGCTCTGGTATTCGATATGCCGAACCACACCTTGCAGGATTTGCGCCGCGTCATAGGTAGCGCCGTCCCCGGTCGGGCTGATCTTGATCGAAACCTTGTTCTGCTTGGCGTCGTTGATGATGTGCAGGCAATGCACGCGTGTCTTGTTGATCGTCAGCATCGGCTGAGTGCCCAACTGGCGCTGTTTCGCGATATCCTGCGGCCACTGATAGCCGTTGTCGCTGTCCGCTGTGCCAAACTTCAGGTCGTCGATGTTCAGGCGGCGAGTGTGTTCTTCCCACTCTTGCGCGGCCTTGAACCGTTCTTTCACTTCCTTGATCAGGTCGTCTTCGGTCATCTAAGCCAACCTGTCGATTGAGGCCCCATCATCGGGCCAGCATTGGGGAGAGATGGCCCAAGCCCCTTCTTTTTCGGGGCGCGGGTCATGGACGGGAATAGTTCAGTCAAAGCCCACACAAGCGCGTCAACACGGTCCGGGCTGTAGCCCTGCGCATCGCGGTCAAAGTCCACCGTGAAGGCGCACATCTGGTCTTCTAGCGTCGGGAAGTCTTCGGCATGGGCAACGCGCCCTTGTTCGTACAATGCCGCCACAGGCTCGGCCCTGACGTGCTTGGCGCGTGTTGCCGTGACCTTGATCACCGGGATAACGCGGCCACGCGCTTCGGCCTTGATCATGGCTTCCACCATGTCGCCGCCTTGGTTGACTTCGCAGACAATCGCATCAGCGCCGAACGTGTCATACAGGCTGATGGCACGCCGCGCCCATTGCTCTGGTCGATACTTGCCGCTGTCATCCGACAGGACATAGCCGCGCTTGTCGCCGCCCTGCCCCGCTACGATGATGCCCGTCTCGTCCGATCCGGGGTTGTTCGTTGTGGCCGGGTCAACCGCGACGACGATCCGCCCATATTCGGGCAAGCTGTCGCGCCGTATCCATGCGCGCCGCCACAGCGCGTTGTCATCATCAGCCGTGAAAGCACCATCAAAGAAACGGCGGCGCATACGCTCGGGCAACGCTGCCAAGGCTTGCAGATAGTCGGCTGGCAGGTTGTTGGCGTTGTCAGCCGGGTTGATCGTCATATGCCGGTATTGTTCAGCATGGTGCGGCACGGGCTTGTTGTCCGATGGGTGAACGCCCATGACCCAAATCTGATAGGTCCAATGCGCCGCGACAGTTGGGTTAAGGTCAACATAGAGCCGCAATGGCAGGCGCTTGCCGTTGGTCTGCATGACCACCTGCGCAAGGCGGGTTTGGACAACGCTGAACGCCTCTAGCGTGATCTGTGAGGCTTCGTTGAGGTAGATCGTCGCAAACTCTTTGCCGAGAACCTTGTCCAGGCGGGCTTTGTCCTTCAACCCGGCAAGCCAAAGCTGCGAACCGTTGGCGGCTTCATAGTAGCCGTCCTGATCGTGCCATTTCAGCGTCAGGCCGGGGAATGCCAGCTTTAGGACCGCCGGGATTGTCTCGTTGCCGATGGACTGCTTTGCGTCGATGCCATCATTGCGGAAGACGACATGCCGCGAACCCGGCGCTTTGATCATCCGCATGATGATCGTGTAGATCGTGAGGAACGTCTTGCCGGACCGCGAGCCGCCGTAGATCAGGAAGTATTTCGCCGCCGTCGCGAAAACAGCGCGGACTTCCTTCTGGCGCTGCGTCAGTTCAAAGGTCCGCGTCGTCTCCTGCGATGGTAACGGTAAATCCAACATTCCCGCTCACATCCACCTTGTCGCCGTAGACCTTGGGGCGAAGTTTCCCCGCCATCCACTTGCGCGTATCAATCCGAAGGCGGGCGCGGTTCACATGTTCAGCGTCGAACGTCATCGAACCGTCGCCTTTGCCTGCTGACTTGCGGTCACGTGTTGCGTCGTCTGCGATGTCCAGCACTTCATCAAAAAGGGCGTCTGCTTGTGCTTCCCGCGCACGCGCGTACTGGGCAACAAGTGCGCCGCCATCATCCTTGATCAGCCATTTCTTCACGGCTGTCGTGCTAGGCATGTCTTCATCGGCGCAAATAGCCCGCAGGCTTTCCCCATCGGCAATGCGCTCACAGATACGGTCAAACAGTTCCGCGCTAAACTCGGCCATAGCGCACTCCGGGGCGACACGTCTGGTCGCCGCTCCTATGCGAAAAGACCCCGCTTGGGGGCCTATCGTTGTTTGCGTTGGGGACATTTCGGGCTTGACGGTCCTCATTAGAACCAAGACCGCCAGCGGCAGAGCCTGCAAAGCAGCACCTAACGCCGACCATATACCACATCTTGCGATTTTGCAAGTGTGCGGGGCTATTCCTCCGCATCCCGCATGATTTCATACTTGACCACTTCCATAACGCCCATTGCCAGCGTCAAAGGCACGCGGCCCGCGTAGTCATAGATCACATCCTTGATCTGGTCGGCCATTTCTTCGGACAGGTCTTGCATGGGCTGGCCTATGCTGACGATTGTGAATAGCTGTGTCATTCCGCCGCCCACCTTTTCGCGTTGATCGGATCAACCGTCACTTCAACCGGACGGCCTAGCAGTTCCACCCCTTGCACGGTTGCCTTGATCATCGGAACGGGGCCGCTTTCGTCAAGCCGCTGGAATGTCGCCAAGTGATCGGCAAACAGCCCGCCTAGCAGTTGCAGCGCGTCACCGGGGTTGTATTCCTCCAACCGCCTGCCCGCCTCGTATTGGCCCATGCGCATTTGGTAGTCTTGCTCCACACGGGCGCAGAACGCTTGCACATGCCGCCATTCAGTCGGGCCAATCTCCTGGACGGTGCGGTAATCGGCTTTCGTAGCGTGCCAGTCGTTTGCGGATAGGCTGGCGAAGAAGTAGGCCCCGAGGAACGGGCTTTCCACGATCTGCGGGCGGCGCTGTTTTGGCAGGCGCACCAGTTCGACCTTACGTGGCGCGACGGCAAGCCCACCCAGGTCGTTGATGGCATCGCATACGGCGAAGACTTCGGACGGCGAGGCGGTGGCGAGGATGCGGAGATGGGTCATGGGCGCTTCCCCGCTTGGTTTGCCATGCAGGCGTCAACGATTTTTGTGCTTTTCGTCACCCACCCTGTCCATTGGCACTTCCAGCAAAACCATTTGTCATGATTGTTTGATGATTTTCGATCACCGCACGCCATTTTTGCGTGACACAGTTTTTGCTCACTCATACTGGCACCTCGAACGGCTCTTTTGGCAGGCTGACGGACATGGAGCCCCATTGCGTTGACGACCCGGCGACGTTGGCCACGTTGACCTTGCGCACGTCGTCGCGGACGGGCTTTGGCACATCGGCGGGGCGCTGTGGCTTCGGCGCGGCCTCCGGTTTGCATTCGGGATACCGCTGACGATAGGTATTGACCGCGTGGCGGGTGCGGCCCAAGGCGATTGCCGCGTCGATGTCGGACAGGTGCTTTACTTCCATGTACCGCGCCAAGGTGTCGGCTTTGAGTTTGTCGGTGCCGAGGTTGTTCATTTTGCTGCCTCGCGCATCAAGCGGACGATCTGCGATTTCGACAGGCTCACCCGCGCCATGATTTCCCTGATCGGCAAGCCTTCCTCGCGCATGGCCGCAATCTCCACCACCTTCTGCGCTTTGGCGGTTTTCCGGGCCTCTAGGCTAGCAAGTCGTCCCGCTGCGCCCACTGGCCCCAGATCATCGACAAGGGCATCTGGCGGGCTTCCTATGGCCTGTGCGTGGATACTGTTTCCGCCGATGCGCTTGCGGGTGATATATCCGCCGTGGATCAAGCGGCGGATGCTTTCCAATACCTGCGGGTGAGGAAGTTTGGCGGCGGCTTGAATGTCGGGGACAAGGGCATGTTTTCCTATGGCCGCAAACACGGCGCGGTCACGTTCGTCGCGGGTGGTTTGCGCCCCGGTTGCGTCCAGGATGATTTCCGGCGCGGGCTTGCGTTCCTTGGCGCGTGCATCGGCCCATGCGACGGCAAGGCGGGCCTCAAGGTTGCCGATGGCCTGTGATTTCCATGCGGCGCTGTCTGGTCGCACGCTGCCGGAGCAGGTGAAGGCATCGGCCAGTAGATCGGCGGGGGTGTGGGCGTTCATGGCTGTTCCTCATGGTCGGCGTGAATTGTGACCCCATCGGCGCGGCGGTTTTCGATGTGCTGGCGAAAGGGCAGGTTTTCGGTGGGGGTGTTGCCGAGGGACATGCGCAGCCCCGTCAGCAGGTCGATTGCGAGGTTTGCCGCTTCATGCGGTGCCAGGCGCTTTGCCGCGACGGGCAGGCCGTCAACGTAGGCGGTCAGTGTCAGGCCGTGGGTGACGACGTACAGCCGCGGGCGAGGTTCGCGGGGGAGATGTCCGTGGCTCATTGCGCGGCCCACACGGTCTTGTTGCCCACATCAGACCCGCCGGGATTGCGCGGGGCGATCTGTTCGGCGCGGTGCCGATGGATCAAGCCAGCCACACGGCTGCGGGTCATGCCAAGACGCAGGCCGATGACGCCGTAGCTGTAGCCATGCTTGAAGTGCAGCTTGAGAACCTTCGAGACTTGAGATGCGCTGTTCATTCTGCGACCCCCATGCGCTTCGGGGCAAAGCCTGCCGCCTGCAAAATCGCCGCAGCGGCTTCCGGCGTCACACGCTCCCGGTTCGGCTCTTCGGTGCGCTTTTCACGGCGGGCCAGTTCCTCATAGATCGGGCGCAGATGCTTGCGGGCAAGCGTCACGATGTCACCAGGCGAGGGGCGGCGCTTTTCATCCCTGACCCACTGGTCAAAGGCGCGTTGCGTGGCCCAATTCGGAATGCCGTCGAGGGCGATGACAAACTCCTGCCGAAGTTCAGCCTTGGTCGCGGGGTCCAGCCCCGGATCGAAATAGAGGGATAGCACCGAGTTCGTCCGGCGCAGGATTTCCCCTTGGTCTGACGGTGAACGGATCGCGGTTGCTAAGGTCGATGCGGGCAGTTCCGTCACTGAGACGGCCTGCGAGGTGGTGGATAGCTGCGCCGAATTGCTCATTGCTGTTTTTCCGTGGCTGAGAGGATTTTGAGGTTTTGCGCATCCAAATGCGCCATGTGGCTTTCCAATCCATCTTGGTTGCCGTTGGCCCTGCCTTGGCGTGCCAGTAGTCTTTGAAGTTCTCGGCCTCTGCCCTGATAGCCTCCATTTGGAAGCCTTCCGCGATGGCCCATTCGCCCCACGTCATCGGCAGAAACCAGTCATCCGCCAAACGTGACCCGCGTTTTTTTGGAGAAGCTTTAGCTTCTCTTTTCTCTTCTTCTGGTTCTGGTTCTGGTATGCCAGACTTTTGCTCTAGCAAAACGTTAGCTTTTGCTACGTCGCTAACGTTATTTTTCAATGCCTTAGCTTTCCCGCCAAGACTTCCAGATGTCTTCCGTTCCTGCGATATCGAAAGAACCTTTTGGAACTCTTTTGTCAGTCTGTCCTGTCGGATCACGTCCCCGTCAAACGTGAAAAATACGTGAATTTCACGCCAGACCGACTGCCAACGTTTCGGGCTGACACGGGCAATCCGCGCCAGCTTTGTTTGATCGTTCGGAAGGCATGCATTGCCTTGCCACATGGCGAAAAGCAGAAGCAAATAAGCGCCGTTCTGCTCCGTCGTCAGGTGCAACGTCTTTTGGATGTAGTCGCCAACGTAAAATTGCATGTACGGGGTTCTGCTCACGACACGACACCCCGCAACGCGCCGATGATGGTCAACGCATCCTTGACGTTCTCGGCGACGGCGACGTGACCTTTCCAGCCGCCATGCCATTCAATTTGTGGGTCAGTCAGGCTCCGCTTTGATGGGGGCTTAGCGCCATCCTTGACCTCGATAAGATACGTGATGCCGCGATACCCTACGGCCAGATCGGGGCAACCTTGGCCGACCGAATGCAGCGGCTGGACGGTTGCACCCACGGCGCGAAGGGCAGCGATGATTTCCGATTGATTGCGGTCAACCGCTGCGGCCCTACGCATCTGGACCCATCCGCAAGATTGCTGTTACCGCATCTCGACAATGTGCCTCACAGATCGAGGCTTGCCTGCTTTGGCGGTTTTGCCGTGCCTTCTCTCCCAGCCTCGCCCACATTTCGCGCTGACTGAGTAGCGCCAAGCCATCGGGCTTCTGCTGCGGGGCGGCAGTCGTCACAGGCCCAGAGACGGCCCCGCTTGTCGGCTGGCAGGGTTCGGCGGGTTCCTGGGAAGCCGTACCCAAAAGGAGCGTTCTCAGCCCCGCAAATGTTGCACGGCAATTCATGGCCTCACCCAGTCACCAGCTATCATGTCTGCGACCACGGGCAGGAAGTCGGTATCCGGCCCATTGGCCTCGACCCATGCCGACTTGTTGGCGTGGATACCCTGCGGTCCAAGGTGGCATTCCCAACACAGCGGGATCGTCGCGAAGTCGCTGGCACGGGCTTGGGAATACCGCCCACAGATGCAATGATGCACCGTGGACGGGCCAGGTTTGTGGCAGACAACGCAGGGGCAGGCTGCAACGCGGGCCATATGACCACGCGCTGCGACTGTGCCGCGTTCTTGCTTGATCTTCTGACCAAGCGGGGGCAAGCCTGCGAGGTTTGTCATAGTGATAACTGCCCTTCCGATACGCCCCATTCCGATTTTCTGCGCCGCATGAGTTCCATGTATTTTGTGTATCCCGTGCTTTTCTGTTGAGAAAATCCGAGGCCTTTGCACCAATAGTCATTGCGCAAGAGCGTTTTACATACGCGCCGCCATGAAGGGGCTTTCCCGGCTTGCTCCAACTCATACGGGGCTTCATCCGGGATGCCATCAGGATAGCCGCGAACCAAAAACCAACGCTGGTAGAGCATGATTTTATTCTGGAAATGCTCTTTCGTCTTCTTCGGCATGGAAAGCGTCAACAACTCGGCAAATGATTTCCAAGTATGCCCGGCAGGCTTGGTAATGCCCCGGTATCCGTTGATGTTTCCCAATTCTTGAACATACAGCGCACCCGATGACGCGCCATTTACGCGGGCCACAACCTTTGACCACGTTTCCGGTTCAATGATATGAAACAACCATAACCCCCTGCGTTGGTCATCCCCATATGGCTCGCAAATCCGCATGTTCCCGAGCGCCACCCCTGCCTTGTGCATCATGTCATAAAGAGGATTATGAGGCTTATCAGGAAAAGCGGCATGGAAGTGCCAAATGTCAGAGATTTTCCAATCATAGATAGGATAAATGTTGAAGCAATGGTCAGTGACTTGCGTTGTCCACTTATGCCCTTTCCACATGCTCTTTTTGTCGCTAGCAATCGTCCGAAAGCGGTTTAGGCTTTCATCGGCGCGGATTCCAACCATGCAAGCTGTTGTCTTTCCATTTCCGTACCACTCACCGAACAACGGAACAAATTCTTCAAATTCCATACCATCTGTGAAGAACGGGAAGAAGATTTCGTCAGAGATTGCCCATTCAGGCATATCTCTAATCCAAATGTCTTTTTTGTCCTTATCCCAGCACTTCCAGTAAGGCTCATACACAGAAACGCCGTTCCTGAGTTGCAGAGGAAGACACAGCCAATAGAGATCGATCACATCGCGATACATCTCAACGCAAGCTTTGGCGTGAGATATCGTGAGGTTATATTGGCCTTCCAGATCGATCAGCAGGACGCCAAACCTGCGGCCAATACGGCGGGCAACATCAGCCGCAAGATGAAGCATGACTGTGCTATCTTTCCCTGCGCTAAAGCTAAGATAGACACTTTCAAAGTCAGCAAACGTCTGCTCAATCCGCTGGATTGCCGCTGTGTGTACATTCATTCCTAAAGGTTTTTTCAGCATCACAGACCCATGATTTTCAGGAGCGGCGGGGTTTCTGAATTTGCGTCAATCCAGGCGTCAAGAACGCGCTGCGCTGTTGCATTGGCCTCATCTTGCTCTGCCGTTTTCAGCAAATGCCAGCCTGTCCGCGTGTTTTCTTCCGGCGATCCAACCGCAATGCAGCACCCAGCATGACCAAGCCACGCAAGGCGGTTTGTATCTTCTGCGGTCAAGTTATGGCGGCAAGAGTTCGGCCATTCCTCCAAAGCCCGCATCATGGCACCTTCAAACTTGGCGCTATCCCGCATCAGTTCTGCGGCATTCAAAGCGTTTCGTGCCTTTGCCAATCCTCCGACAATGCGCCACATGCCGTTGTGATATTCCTCAAGGTCATTGAAGTGGAAGTATTCGCGCTTCATGTCAGCGCCTCTTCATCCTCAACATCCGATAGGCTCACTTCATCATCGCCAACTTCCCAAGCCTGTGAAAACTCGACATCGGCAAACATTTCCCGCAATCCGCTGATTTGGGTCAGGCGTAAAACTTCATCAGGGTCCATCCCTAATTCGCGCCCGATCTTTTCATCCGACCAATTTCGCCGTTTAAGATCCACCACAATCTGCGACATGGCGTCAACGCTATGCTTCCCCCTTGCCCGGTTATGGCGGATTGTGGACGCCATGCGGTCCTCACGGTCTACTCGCTCTGACCTGATCTGCACTACTGGTAAATATCCCTTCACCCGCTCTTGCACGTCTGCGCATTCTTTCCCAACCCGGTGGCGGTGGAAACCGTCAACAACAACCATACCGTTACCTTCGGCATTGGCAACAATCGGCTGCGTGTATCCATCTGCGCTGATCGACAAGCGCAGAAGTTCCATTTCAGGCGGGGCAACGCTATTCGGGTTGTAGTCGTTTGCGGTCACTTCGGTATTCTTGACCCATCGAACAAAATCGACAGGCTCAGACTTGAAGGGCGATTGCTGGTGAATTGCCTCGCGAAGTTCGTTGATTGCTGTAATCAGGTCATCCCCTGATTTCGCCTGCAACTCGGCTTTGATTTGCTCTATCAGTCCGATCATCACATTCCCACCGCAGCCTTGTAGACGGCAAGGATAGCCTCTTCCTCTGCCAGATCGTCGGCGCGGCGCTTGCGGAGGGCGATCAGCTTGCGCAAGACCTTGGTATCATAGCCCCGGCCCTTGGCCTCGCTGAAAACCTCTTTCCGCGTCTCGGTAAGGTCGGAGATTTCCGCGTTGATATGCTCAATCTGCTCGATGAATTGGCGCAGTTCTTCGGCTGTCACGTTCATTGCGTTCGTCATTGGTTGATCCACCCCAAAGCGTCTTGGCCGATAGCTTCGGAAAGCATGGCCATTGATTTCTCGAAATAGTCCTGAAACTCCACCTGGCTCATTTGATCCAAGGCGGTGCTGTTGGCTTGCATCCCGGTCACCTGCCCCTTGAGGTTCAGGATAGGGGCTACAAGCCCGCAGTTGATCTTGAGAGCTACGTGGAGGGCTTCCCGCGAAGGCCAGCATCCTGTGGCCTCCACAGCCAGCGTGAGGGCTTTCCAGTATGTCCGATGTTGCGGATGGCTGCGCTTGGTGCGCGCCACCAGATCAAACTCGGTGCCATTTGGATGGCGGGCGAGTTCTTCCGCGTCAAACTGCGACACCGGGGAAAGCAGTTCGCCCCGGAGCCGCACGATTGGCGCAGGTATGGTTTCGCGACGGCCCATCATCGCCACTCCATGATGAACGGGATGCTATCCCCATCCAGATCGTTCATTGGGCTGCGCTGTTGCGCCGGACGTTGCGCCGCATCAGCCACCTTGGCCTTGGGGGAAGGCTCATATTCCCGGCCTTGACCGCCGTCATCGGGCTTTGCGCCCAAGAGCGTAACCTGATCAACGCGGATGGTCAGATAGGTCTTGCCCTCATGTTCCCGCGTGCCAAAATCCCCGGCCACGCTGACCTTGCCGCCTTTAGTCAGGTATTGCGCCAGGGTCTCGCCGCGCTTGCCCCATATGGCGCAATCAAACCAGATCGTGCGCTTTTCTTGGCCTTGGCGGTCTTCAACGGCAACGGTCCAACTTGTGACCTTATCGCCGCCTTGAGTGGTGCGGGTGACGGCATCCTTGCCGATGTTCCCCGCAATGGTGATGGATTTCATCAGAATGCTTCCTTTTCCTGCCAGACCTTCAGTCCATCGGCGGTTGTGGTTTTGTGGTTCTTCTGAGCCCATGCCTCGATGAATGCCGTCACGTCATCGCGGGCATTCTTGGCAATCCAGTTGAGCAGGGCGCGATGATCGGTGATTTCATACCGCGTGACGGTACGCATACCCTTGACGGTATCCTTCTGCGCCACCGCAGCCTGAGCGCGGGCAATCTCTGCGGATTCCATCGCCGCCTTGGCCTCACGTTGCGCTTCAATGTTGGCAACGTCTGCCAGCGCCATCTTGGCCTCTGCCTCACGCCGTGCGTCTTCTGCGGCTTCCCATGCGGCCTTGCGGGCGGCTTCCTTCTCCGCTGCCAGTTGCCGCTTGAAACCGTCAACCAGCGCGACAAGTCCTTTGACTTGCAGGTCAAGATCGTCCTGTGTCGGCTTCCATGCCGCAACTTCGGCTTTCCATGCCTCATGCAGCGGTTTCGTCGCAGCATCGCGGGCATCATCAACCGCCTTGCGGGCGGATTTCAGGCCCTTGATCAGCGCATCCACGGCCTTCATTTCGGCCTCGTTCGTGACGCGCTTTCCGTCTAGCCAGTTGCCCGCCTCGATCAGGAAATCATCGAACGGTGCAACGGCCTCTTCCATCGGGGACTTGGGAAGATTGTGGCCCATCGGGGCAAGTTGGTTCATGGGGTCACCTTTGATTTGATTTGTGAATTGCCCAAGCGCTATTCGCCCCGGACCTGTTTCTGAATGCAGCAATCACTTTTGGGAAATTCTGGTTTTCTTTGCGCGTTCCCCAACGCAAATTTTCCGGCCTGTTGTTAGATGGGTCTTCGTCAATGTGCAGGACGATATGATCCTCAGACGGTGCGAGGCCGTGAAATGCTTCGCAAACAAGCCGATGAACCTTGAATGTTTTGCAAAGTCTGCCAACGCGAATGATACGACGGCGAGCCGAATCTTTGCGTCCAGTTGCAGTCTTTTCCTCAACGCCAAAAGTGGGTTTGGGCTGATACTCACGAATATACCCAGATGGCATTTTTGCGCTGCATGGGCTCAGCAATACTCTCCCAAGACTTGAGGCCGAGATATCTGGCCATGATGGGACGGTGCGCCACTCTTCCATTTTTCGGCTCCTAGTAGGGGATGGCATCGCCGCCAAGATCGGCAGCGGCATGGGGAACGGCGGGGGCAGGATTCAACGCAACCTTGCGGTCTTCCTTGGCCTTCATCACGCGGGCATCCGTGGCCACGTCGCGGTGGTTGCGGGAAAAGTCAGCCCAAAACTCGCCAAGGCCCTTCAACGTCTTTTCTCGGCCAATGGCGCGGATGGCTTGGGTGACTTCCGCTTCAAATGCGGCCCGTTCATCCACGACAGGCGCAGCCTTCGCCGCCGCGTTGCCGTCGTCATCCTCGGTGGCAATGCCAGCCATCGCCATCAGGCCATAGCGGCGGGCATAGGTGACGGCTGAGCCATAGCCCTGCATGTCATTCTTGCCGACGATCAACTCAACGCGGCATTCGACCATATCGCCCGCCTCATGGGCGAGGATCGTCTTGACGTACCGCTTGCCGTCTTCGTCGCAGATCGGCTGCAACACGCAAATGCCGTGCTTGTTCAACGCAGGCATACATGCGGCCATGACGCTTGCGAGGTCGGCATATTTCGACTTGAAAGCGGGGTTTGTGCTGTCTTTCAACGCAGGCCCCATTTCCATCTGTGCGGCTGCTAGGGCGTGGTAAATGCCCTTCACCGAGATCTTGGTTTGGTCATTCATTTTGCTTCTCCGTTTGTGTTTGCCGGGGATGCGTCGCACCCCTGCCCCGGCTCAGAGGTCACGCGGGGAGCAACCGCCTGCGACGCCATGCGTGGAATAAAAAGCCCCTGCGCCGGATTGGCTCGACAGCGCAGGAGAGTTAGCCGCGGCAGGGGAGGAGACACCCCACGGCTGGCGGTTCGAATTGCTCATTCCATCGCCCCGACGCTGAAACGCACGTCAAGGTCGCCGCGCCGCAGATACACCGGCCCGTCGAAGGCATTGCGCATATGTGCGCCGCTGTCCTCATCGCGGGCTCTGACGCTGCGAAGGCGGGTCTGCCAGCCTTTCAGGGTGACGACGGAGCGGACGCGGCCTGTCGGCTCGTTCAACGCTTCGGCCAAATCGGGAACGGTGATGTTCCAGTCAATCGGCTGGCAATGCTGCCAAATCCTGAAGGCAAGGGCGTGTGTGCGGGGATTCATGCGGCACCTGTCAATTCGTTGATTGTTTCGGGGATGATTTCGGCGGCATAGGCGACGGCCCAGCCTTGCGATCCGGTCTTGCCTTCCCACCAATCGCGGCCCGTGCGTTCACTCACGCCGAAGGCAAAAGCGACGTGGATATGGTCGCGGAAGTGCGAGTGAAGGAACGTGTGCCAGCGGTCGGGATACAGCGCACGGAAGCGGTGCGGGTCCGGGGAATGTCCCGAAGGCTTCCCCGGGTTCGCCGTGTTAGCCATTGGCAACGCAGCCAAGGAGACACGCGATGCAACCGAAACAGACGGGGCCACCATGACGGATGCCATGTCAGACCGCCCCGGCTTGAGAAGCCGGTACTTCGATGAAGGCGATGATGCGCTTGCCGATTTCGGTAGTGCAGTCACCGCCGTCCTTCATGCGTTGGTAAAGGCGGCTGTTCCCGACAGCCCGGCCCGTAATCGTCGCGGGGGCCAAGCCGGACCGCTCCGAAAACGCCTCAATCGCCTTGATGATGTGTTCTCTATCCATAAACACATAAGGGACTTTTGTCCCCATATTGTCAAGGGACTTTTGTCGCCTACCCTGAAAACTTTCCAGGGGATACAAAATGAACATGGCTAAGACGTTCAGAGATGCACTTTTGTCCCGCGTGAAACCGGGGCTGTCCCTAAAGGCGATAGCCGATGGGGCTGGCGTGTCTTATGAGCAGGTCAAGAAGATCGGCCAGCGACTTGATGCAAAAACTAACGTCGATGATGCGATGAAGATCGCGGCATTCTTCGGGATGACGGTCAACGAGTTTGTTGACGACCACTTGGCGCAAGACCGAGCTGAGACAGCCGAGACTTACAATCGTCTATCAAGAGAGGAACGCCTGTTGCTGCAAGCGACCGGACGAGGGCTTGCCGATCAGGCCCGTGAGGGAGAGCAAGGATAGTTCGGATTGCATCCCTGGCTGAGGCCAAGTCCTGCGCAGTAAAGCTTTTCATCTAATCACCCCATTCAAGGCAATTCTTAACTAGCACGAAACGAGAACATCGCCAAGCCGCAGCCCATCGCGCTCATTTTCAGTTATCCACAGGAAAGGCCCAACATGTTGAATCGAATCATTATCGCAACAAGATTTGGTGTCGTGGCCGCGTGCATCATCGCGTCGTGTGCAACCGCAGATACGACTATACCTGCGGGTGGCTCTTACCAGCTTGTCACCACTGCGGACAAGACTTGGGTCTGGGTTATCAATACCCAAACTGGCGCCGTGCGGGCATGCACTATTCCCATGCCGGTTCAGCCAGTTGCGGTGTCAGACACCGTCCCCGGCTGCACAGCGTGGTCTAACCAGTGAAAGCGACCTTCCCATGAGCGACGATCTATTTGTCTATTTTGACGGCGTTTCTGCGTATGGGCAGATCAATGGGGCAGTCCGCATTGAGTTGGGCGCTGCTGTTCTGGATGTTGGACCAGACGGGGCTGTCCATGTTCGAAACGTAACTACCGCCCATCTTCGGTGCAGCCCCGCCGCTGCTGCGGACCTCGCCCAAGCTATCGGCAAGGCGCTGGAGTTGCTTCGAAGCCCAGAGACGCCACCGACGGCCAGCCAGATCAACTAGACTTTTCATAGCACACTCCAAACCTCCAAGACCCCGCCCCGTGCGGGGTTTTTCTTTGTCCGACGATAGCACGTGATTCTGTCGGGCGTCGAATAGTTTCGGGACATTTGTCCCTTTTCATGTTGACAGGGACAAATGTCCCCTATACCTTCACCCCATCAGCAGCACACCGCTGCGATGGGAGAGCGACCTTGGAAATCCTGAAAATCACGAAAGACGACCTTGACCCGACCGGGCTGTACATCGGCGCGGCTGATGTGACCAACTGGGCGGGGCACATTGAGGTTGCAGCCGATCTTGGTTGGGTCCGGTTTGCAGCATCGCTGACCGCAAAGGGCTATATTATCGCGAAAGCTGGCTCGGGGATCGAAGCTGGCTCGGGGATCGAAGCTGGCTGGGGGATCAAAGCTGGCTGGGGGATCGAAGCTGGCGAGGGGATCGAAGCTGGCTCGGGGATCGAAGCTGGCGAGGGGATCGAAGCTGGCTCGGGGATCGAAGCTGGCTGGGGGATCAAAGCTGGCTCGGGGATCAAAGCTGGCGAGGGGATCGAAGCTGGCTGGGGGATCAAAGCTGGCTTCTCTGTCTCCGCTAAGTGGGTTTCGGCCCAACTGCGGATTTTCGTTGGTCTATGCATGTGGCGCTTGCCAGGGATCGAAGAGGCTCAGGTCATCGCTGAACTGCGCAGCGGTACGATCGCGCATGGCCAACTGGTCGCTCCGACGGTGGCAGCATGAAACTCCTCGGCCAGACCTACTACCTGACGATCAGCGAATACACGCGTCCGTTGGCCACCTTGGGCTTTCCGGCGGGAACGACGCTGGACACGGAATGCCTGACTTCCGTCTTTGACGACGCTGTCGACAGCTTTGGCGAGGCCATGAAGGACGGCGGTCCTGCGCGGGTCTACGAGATTGCCTTCCTTGGCGGCACCATCCGCGACGTGACCGAAGAAGCGATCCTGCGCATTCAGGAATGGTGCAATCAGCGCAAAGACGACTTCCCCGACTGGATGACGGCCCCCGCCGATGACGAGGGCGATGCACCTGAACAGCGCGGCTCAGACGCGGCGCGGGAAGCGGCTGATGATCGGAGGGCAGCGTGACCGCGACTGTCCACTATCTGCCGCCCGGTCACGCACCGGCCCGCCGCGCCATGCAGGACGCCAAGACGCCCGCGTGGATCAAGGAAATCGCCGCCAGCATGACCGGCGACACAGCCCCCGAGGATCTGATCATGGCCGAACCCGGCACCACACCCCGCGTCATCATTCCGGTTCACGTTCCGGTCTTGGACTATGCGCCGCAGCACGCCGCGCCTTTCCGGTCGTGGCGTGCTGATTTCTTCGATGGCGTCGCGGGCGCTGTTCTGTTCGCGGCACTTGGGGCTGTCGGCGGCATCTTCGCGACGGTGTTGGTCATGCTGCGGTGGCTGGCATGACCAACACCGTCATCATCGACAGCTTCGCGGGCGGCGGCGGGGCCTCCACCGGGATCGAGCTTGCCCTTGGCCGCAGTCCGGATGTGACCCCTCTCCGCGTCCTGATTGCCTGCGAGGAAAGCGGCGTCATGCGGCGGGCCTTTGCGGCCTTGGGCCATGACGCATGGTCCTGCGACCTGCTGCCCGCCGCAGACGGCTCCAACCACCACATTCGCGGCGACGTGCGGGATCATCTGCATGACGGCTGGGATTTGCTGGTGGTGGCCCATCCGCCATGCACCCGCCTCTGCAACTCGGGCGTCCGCTGGCTGTCTGTGCCACCTCCGGGTCGGACCCTCCGCGAAATGTGGGACGAACTGGACGAGGGGGTTGATCTGTTCCGCGCCTGTTGGGATGCCCCGGTTGAGCGGGTCGCGGTGGAAAACCCGATCATGCACCGCCATGCCCGCGAGCGTTTGCCCGCCGCGCTGGCAAAGCCGCAAATCGTCCAGCCGTGGTGGTTTGGCGATCCGGCATTCAAGGCGACCGGCTTTTACCTTCGTGGCCTGCCGCTCTTGCGCCCGACAGCCAAACTGGACCCGCCCCGCAAGGCCGATGATCCGCAGCGGCATGCTGACTGGTCAACCATTCACCGGGCGTCTCCGGGTCCTGACCGCGCAAAATTCCGCAGCCGCACTTTTCCGGGCCTCGCTGCGGCAGCAGCCCTGCAATGGGGCGGATATGCAACAAAGGAGATCAAGCATGACTGACCACACCCCGACCCCCGCCGACCTCTACCGCGCTGAAAAACACGCGGTCGGACTGGCTCACAACCTCGCCAAGGTCCAGGCATTCGGCGCGGGTGCTGCTGGACAACCCATCCACGCTCCATGCCGCTCTCAGCCGTGCGATGCCCAACGGATACTCGACGGGCCATATCAAAGCCCTTCGCGACCTCGCAGGAGACGACAAATGACCACCAAATACAGCGCCACGACTACTCTCAATGCCATCCGTGCAAAATCACCTTGTGAGCCGGGATGGGTCAAGTTGCTTTCATCTCTTGGCAAGACGAAAGGCGACGACGAGCCACTGTCTCTGCTGACCATCCTCGATAGCAATGGATTGGATGACACCCTTTGGGTACTCCAGTACACCGGCTGCGACGAGCGACTGTCACGCCATTTTGCAGCGTGGTGCGCAGAGCAGGTACTGTCGAACTTTGAGGCCCTCTACCCCAACGATAACCGCCCTCGCCTCGCTATCGCCATGGCGCTCAATGACAATGCGTCGGAAGGTGAGAGGTCGGAGGCGGCAGCAGCAGCATGGTCGGCGGCGGAGGCGGCATGGTCGGCGGCAGCAGCAGCATGGTCGGCGGCGGCGGAGGCGGCGGCGGAGGCGGCACGGTCGGCGGCATGGTC